TTACTTCTACGCCATCTTCATCAATCAACATAGCGTACTCGTCATCACTTAGACGTTCATAAGTTTCTTGTTCTCTTTTGCTTGAGTTGTTCCAATAGATTTTTGCAATACCATTTTTTTGTACAAGAGCATCTTTAAACAAAGTGTACAGTGTAATGAAACCATCATTGTCTTTGTTAAATACATAATTTAAATAATCAGTTGCTTGTTTTGCAACTTCTTCATCCTCTGCACTAACAGGATCACATTTAACAACTTCATCACTTGCAGCAAATGTTCTAAGTAGTGTTGGAAGTATTGATTCAATAACATCAGACACATCAGTAGATACTACTTGTGAACGACCTTCTTGCTCATTACCAAATGGTTCACCAAAATAATACTCTAAAGACTTTTGTCTTTGTGATGTTATCTCTGAACCAATATAACCAAGAGATGCGTGTATTTCTGATTGTAATACCGCAGCTACTTCGTGTTCTGTTAGGGGTTTTCCTTTTGCCATTATACTATATACCTTGTATCAATATTAATTTCTTTTGTCCACACACTAGCTGTTCCTGGATCTATTGCACATCCATAACGAAAAGCATCCGCACCATGCGAACTCCAGTCATGCAGGGGTTTATTTTTAAATGTTTGCATACGATCATCATATTCTTTGCGATATTGACGTAAACATTCAATACCAGCTTTACAACGATTACGATCAAACCAACATTGGTCTAACGTATTCCGTACTGCTTCAATACCATGTTGCACTTCTAACTTAGGACATACATCAAACTGTATTCCCAATTCAGATGCAACTTCTAAACGAGATTTACCAGTACCAAGTTCTCTTGCTACAATATCATGTGGAGCAACGTGTCTACCATAGTTGTAACCTTTTGCTTCTAGCACTTGTGCATAATGTGACAATGCTTCACCAGAGGTTTCATAGTAGTCAATCAATCGAACTTCAGTTCCTACTCTTTGTGCAAACCATATTGCAGTTGAATCACCGATACCTAAATCCCACCACGTTTCTACATCTATGTTTTTATCGTAATCAATATCGACAATACGGTTTTCTTTTTCTGCTTTTTGGATTTGTTTACCATAATAAGCTCCTGAGACCGCAGCTTGAAAGCTACACTCAAACTCTTGCTCAAATTGATCTTCTGGCATTGTGAGTCGAGCTTCTTCTAGTTCATCTTTTCCAATAATATCTGTTTCAGAGGCTCTGTATAAGACTGCTTTCCAGTCTCCACCTCTACGTTTTGCAAGATCGTACACATCCCAGAACTGATTATGCCCCATTGGAGTACCAATAAATATAACATAACCTAATTTATCTGATACAGCAGGTCTAACAACCTCTGTCCATGTACGAGGTGACATTAATGCAAACTCGTCTAATACAACTCCATCAAATCCTAATCCTCGAAGTGCATCTGGATTGTCTGAACCAAAAATTTGTATTCGTGAACCGTTCCACAAGTCTATCTTTAATTCTGTTTCGTGACGATTGCCACCTAGTTTCATTAATGGTGCTGTGTATTCTTTTAAATAGTCAAATGCTACGTTCTTTCCTTGACGATACGTAGGTGCTATGTATGCCAAACGTCTATTTGGCTTACTAATTGCTGTTTTAATCAAATGATTAATTGCAAAAACAGTTTTTCCAAACCTACGATGACAACAAATAACATTAAATCGTTTTAATTGTGTGTGTAATTCTTTTTGTAATGGTCGTGGTTTGTAGGGTATTTCAATTTTCAATTTATTCTTTCCACTTAACTTCGATTTCTACAGGCTCTCCCTCTTCACCTTTAATTTTTTGATCTACAGAAGCTAATCTAGGATGTACGAATGGTGCAGCTTTTTCAGCAGCCCACATTTTCTTTTCTGGTGATGTTTTACGGTCATTTAATATGTTTAACATATATTCTAAAGGCGTTTTTGTGCCTTTACCTAACATCTTTTCCAAACGTTCATGTTTCGTTCCTGCGGTGACACCTCTCGGTCTACCTGCTCCTGGTCTTTTACCTCCATGTGCCATTAAAATATAGATCCCACAATAACAACGACAGCAATAACAGCTATAGCTGCTTTGATGTAATCTTTTTTAGTCCAAGATGGGTAATTTTTTACCCATTCTACTAATGCGTTAATTTTTTCCATTAAGCTCTCCTTTTTCCATAAGTTTTTTTCATTATTTCTGCAATAGATTGTCCAGAATATTTTGGTTGAATTCCTTTTCCTAGTTTGCCTTTTCGGTTAAAATAAAAATTCTTTCTTCTCGGTGCTTGACTACGACCACTACGCTGTAGTCTTTTTACTAATTTTAATAATTCTTTTTGATTCATATTACCAAGCCTTACAACTCCAATATTTTGCAGTTAATTTACTTAATTTGCCTTTGTCACATCCATGTCTAGCACGAAATGATTTACGTCTGGCAGGTACGTTCTTTTTGATAGACATTTTAGGATCTCCAAAACGGACTAATCTAACTTTTCCATTCTCTCTAGCCAATACAGCTGACTTTTTTGACTTACCAGGTGTTCTTTTGGGTTTATTATAACCACTAAAACGTTCACCTCTGTACGTAATAGCCATTAGGCTAATAATCCTCTAGTTTTTTTCTTTTTAAGTTTTTTAAAATCAGCACCAGTTATTTTGTTACGAGGTTTTGCAACACGTGCTAATGCTTTTTGTTTTTTACTAAGTTTTCTTGGCATTATGTATTCTTCTTTCTTCTTTTACCAGAAGCTGTTACCGACCAGTTTACTCTTTTAGGTCCAGTCTTTTTAGCTGCTTCTTTCTTTGTAATTCTTTTTGCTACCTTTTTAGGTCTACAGGCAGGGTACGGTCTGTTTTTGTCTTTACTTCCACTACGACCACACTTCTTTCCTGTTTTAACATCACGCCAATCTTCTTTGAACCACTTGCGTAAACCCCCCTTATACGCCATTAGTATTTGCCACCACGTTTCTTATACGTTTTGACAAGCCATGCATTAGCATAAGCACTAGGATATACCTTAAACTTCTTCTTTGCCTCTGCTTTTACCCTAGAGTATAGGGCTTTATTCTTAGGTTTAGGTGATGCCATTATTTACCTACTTTCTTCATTGCGATCTTATGTGCTTGAGTAAATGTCTTACCAGCTAACATAGACTTCTTCATAGAAGCCATGTGCTTTGCAGTATGATGCACCTTATGTTTCTTCATAAGGGCTTTTTGTTTAGGCGTAAGCATTTTCATAAGCTATTTGTTCTGTTTCATTCTAGATTTAGATCGTCTCTTTTCCATTTCAGCTTGAAGTTTAGCCATTTCTTTAGCTTGAGCTGGAAACTCACCATCAAATGCAGCCCTAATAGCAGCTGCATCTTCACCTTTAATTGTTCCTTTAAGGACTTGTTTGTAATCTTTAAATAAACGCTGTTCACCTAAATCACCCATATATAATGAAGATTTATTCCTATTGCGAGTTTTTCTTGCACCTTTATTTGTATACATTACTTAGTCCCCTTACCTTTTTTCTTATCTTTTTTCTTATCTTTTTTCTTTGAACGTTTTTTCATTCCTCTTGCCATAAATCCTCCTATATGATCTTCTTAGTTGTACGGTGTCAGTAAAATATTCCTGACTCCAGTTATTATAATATCCAATTTTCTCTAGATGAGCTGATGCTTCCTCTAGTTCTTTAAATGGCTGGATAAGTACCATAAAGAATTCATTGTCTGGCTCCCAATTACCCTCCATAAAGGGTTCATTATCATCTTCTGGATAAGATGCCATCAAGTATGTATCCAAAGGTACATAAACGTGATTCAGAGCATGAATATAATCATTTAAACTATCTGGTGTAATGTCCATATCAGGACAAGCCAGAATAGTCAGTTTAAGGTTCGTTGAATTAAGACTATCTGCTTCGTTACAAACCTGTTCCAAAAAGTCATCAGCTTGATCCACAACGACTATTTTAACTTGGTTTTTTAAACGAGCTTGTTTAGCATAAGGGCAAATGGGAAACGGATCACCATTCTTTTCGATGTGATCTACTGCCCATGATATAATATCTTCCTTAATTGTCCTCATAAGAAAACATATTGAGGTTTCCAGCGACTGTTCGTCTTTCTCCGTCACCCTCAAATGGATACACACAATGTTGACACCATGAAGGGAACATTATTAATTTTCCCACCTCAGGTTTGACTGTCTTTGAGAATGGTGGTCTTAACTCCTCCAAACCCCTCATTCCAGTCTGTCCAAAATGAAACTGTAAAAATCCATCATAAGCACCACTAGAGTTGTATAGATTAGCTGCCTTATGATCTTCTCGTTCAGAGATTTGTTTGGGTATCTTAGTCCAAGTGGTAAATGACAACCCCATAATCGTATCAACCCCATGATCGTGAACGGGGTTAAAGTCTCTTTCGTAAGAGTGTACAGACCATAAACTATGTACGTGTGGTACTCTTTTTAGCGGTTCTACGCCAATTGTTTTACTAAATTGAGCTAAATACTGTTGTGACATATTTGCAACAATCTTAACAAATGGTTCAATGAGTTTATCCTCACTGTCAATCTTTAATTGTTCGCCGTGGGATATTTGCCCAACGAGCTTATCTGCAAATGTCTCTGCACCCTTATTGTGTCGTGCATCCAGGTATGTGTTGAGATCCTTAACCGCCCTATCTGGCAGCTGGG